CGCAGAGTTATTATAGCCTATTTCAGAGAAAATTATCCAGAAGATTTTAACGACTATATCGAAAGCAGTGAATATCTTGCACTGATTGATGCTATAGCATTCCTAGGACAGAGTCTAGCTTTTCGTATAGACTTAGCCAGCCGAGAAAACTTTTTAGAATTAGCAGAACGTCGCGAAAGCGTCTTGAGATTAGCCAAGATGCTCAGCTATAATGCCAAAAGAAATATTGCTGCCAAGGGATTATTAAAGTTTGACACAGTTACAACAACTGAAAATATCTTAGATAGTAACGGGAAAAATCTAGCTCAGCAGACTATAGTGTGGAATGATCCTACTAACACTAACTGGGCCGAGCAGTTTGTTACTGTTTTAAATTCGGCCATGGCAGATAACACAGAATTTGGTCGTAGTCAAGGATCTGCAGTTATCGATGGAATCAACGCAGAGCAATATAGATTCAGAACAGCATCAATCGATGTTCTTATTTTCACATTTAGTAAAATTGTAGCAGGACGCCAGATGACCTTTGAGCTAGTCAGTACAGCATTTAAGGGCAGAGAAGAGATCTATGAAGAACCGCCTACTCCTGGGAATCAGTTGGGATTTGTCTATAGAAATGATGGGCGAGGAGGAACTAGCGCCAACACAGGATTTTTCCTGTTGTTCAAACAAGGAAATTTAGAATTAGCAGATTTTTCAGTAGCTGTTCCAACTACTAACGAATTAGTCTCAGTCGATAGCAATAATATCAACAATGATGATGTTTGGTTGTTTAAGCTCAGCTCGTCAGGTGCGCAACAGGACGAATGGGTCAAAGTACAGGCGCTAACAGGAAACAATATTGCATACAATAGCATAACATCTGATATTAGAAATATCTATTCTGTTATCACAAAAGAAAATGATAGAATAGACCTAGCATTCGGTGACGGAGTCTATGGTAATTTACCTCAGGGAGCTTTCCGAGTATACTATCGTAAGAGTAACGGACTAATTTATCAGATAGCTCCTAATGAAATGCAAGGTATATCTATAACGATACCATATGTCAATAAAGTAGGAGTAGCTCATTCTCTAACAGTTACACTAAGTTTAAAATATACAGTAAACAGTTCTTCAGCAGCAGAATCTGTAGATTCTATCAGAGTCAATGCTCCTGCCCAATACTATACACAAAATAGAATGATAACTGGAGAAGATTATAACCTAGCTCCGTTGTCGACTAGCCAAGATATACTTAAAGTCAAAGCGATCAATAGAACATCGAGCGGTATCAGCAGAAATTTTGATGTACTAGATGCCAGTGGAAAATATAGCAATGTAAATGTATTTGCAGACGACGGGTTGATTTATAGATCAGATATAGAAAGATCTTTGTCCTTTAAATTCACAAACAGAATCGATATTGTCAACTTTATACGAAACAGTATAGAGCCGATATTCACTGACACTGATATCTATAATTTTTATCTTACTAAATTTGATAAAATTTTATTTCCTCCTACTGCGCTATGGGAACAAGTTTCAGTCGGGGTTAATCTTAGTACCGGATATTTTAAAAATTCAATTGATGGAAGTAAATTAAAAGTGGGAACCTATACTACGGGTGTTCTACGATATCTTACAGTTGGATCATTGATTAAATTTGTCTCTCCTCCCGGAAAGTCTTTTAAAAACGGTAAACTAGTAGACACAGATTCTCAAGATGCAGAACAACGACAGTACATATGGACCAAGGCTGTAAAAATAGTTGGAGATGGAATAGCAAACAACACCGGTGTTTTAACCGGAAACGTAGGTCCTGTACAGTACAGTGATGTTATTCCCTCAGGAGCGAACGCTTCTAGAGTAGTTCCAAAATTTACAAATAATATTCCTACAGCTCTTGAAAATGAAATAGTAAATTTAATCACAGCTAATTTAAATTTTGGTCTACGATACGATTATCTAGATTCTCAATGGAAGATTATCACAGCTCCAAATTTAAATTTACTAGATGCATTTAGTCTAGGTAAAGCCGGAGATACTACTAATAGCGGCCTAGACAGCTCTTGGGTGTTGGCGTTTATCAAAGAACCTGAGCAATATGTTGTCAACGTCCGAGGAACAGACTATATCTTTGGAAGTCTGAAACAAAATAGATTTTATTACGACGATAGTCAGCGGGTTTATGATAGCAGAACTAATACTGTAATCAAAGATCAAGTAAAGGTATTAGGTATCAATCCTGCCAGCGATCTAATAAATCCTCTTAAACAGGACTTACAATTTGAAATTTCAGATTCTATTATTTTTGATGACGGATACCAAAGTACAGAAGAAATAAAAATCACATTTTTTGACAGTGACGACGACGGTGTGATTGACGATCCGGATGCTTTTGATCTTATAGTAGGAACAGCTAACAGCTATCTATTTTTCCAGGAAACAGTAGATTCCTTGGGAAATAAGATCCGACAGTTTGTGGACAATTCCGACGGCCAAATCCTTATCTATCAAAAAGAAAGTCTTATAAATCCCGGAGATTTTTCAGATGGACAATTGATTTATTTTTATGACATCGATGAAAATTTAATAAAGAGAGTCAATGGATCTACAAATACATTGACAGTAGAACCAACATATTCTGCGAATCTAGGCAGAGCAAAATTAAAGTTTCAGTACATTCACAATGCTAATGTAGATAGAAGAATAGATCCTAGTTCTAGCAATATTATTGATGTATATCTGTTGACCAGAAGCTATGATACTACCTACAGAAATTATCTAGCCGGTGCAGCGACTAAACCTGAAGCGCCAACCAGTGACGGTCTTCGAGTTAGTTTCGGCAGTAATCTCAATCTTATCAAATCGATCAGCGACGAAATAATCTATCATCCAGTAGAATATAAAGTTTTATTTGGATCTACTGCTGACATAAAATTACAGGCACAGTTTAAGGTGGTAAAAAATTCTAATAAATTGATCAATGATAATGATCTTAAAGTTAGAATTATCACTGCTATAAATTCTTTCTTTGATATCAATAACTGGGATTTCGGAGATAGGTTCTATATCTCTGAATTGATCACTTATGTAATCAATACAGTAGCCCCTGATATATCTAATATGGTAATTGTTCCTCGCCAGGCGTCTCAGAGTTTTGGAAGTTTATTTGAAATACAGAGTAGAGTGGATGAAATTTTTATCAGTGGAGCTACTGTTGACGATGTTGAAATAATACAATCTATAACCGCAGCTGAACTTAGAATTTCAGCAGATTCAATAGTTACTAGTACAGGTCAATAATGGCATCTAATTTTTATCCAGACAGTAATCTTCCTATAAGAAAAACCGTAGACCTTCTGCCCGAAGTCTTTAAGACCGAAGCTAATACCAAGTTTATGGAAGCTGTGGTAGATCCTTTAGTTCAGCCTGGACTGTTAGAAAAGACTGTAGGGTATATTGGTAGAAGATATGGCAAGACCTATAATCTATCGGATGTATATCTCGACACTGATCAGACACTTCGATCTAGGTATCAATTGGAACCTGGAGTAGTTGTAAAGAAAGACGGGAAAATTGAAAATTTCTATGATTATCTTGATCTAAAAAATCAGTTGAAATTTTTTGGCAACTTTGATGAAAACGACAGTAAGATCACTGACCAAGAACATTATAGCTGGAATCCTCCCATTGACTGGGATAAATTTGTCAACTATCGAGAGTATTATTGGGTCCCTGAATTCCCTCCAGCAGTAGAAATTAAAGGACAATCTCAGCGAGTAGTTAGTACCTATAAAGTTTCTCTAGGACTCACTGACACTTATATTTTTAGTCCCGATGGATTTACTAATAATCCTACGCTAACTTTATACAGAGGACAGACATACAAGTTTCAAATCAATGCTCCGGGCAACGGAATGATTATTCGTACCGCTATTGACACTGGAACTCTTTTATATAATCCTAATCTGCCGTACAGCAAAGATCAATTTGTGATATTTGATGATAAGCTATGGAAGGCCAAACAGGCAATACCAGTAACTGACGGCAGCAGCATAGATGAGAATTCTCAAGATTGGGAGTTTGTTGATGACGTTTATCAGACATCTGCTCTTGATTATAATACAGGTGTAGAAAACAATGGCATAGTGAATGGCACACTGACATTCACCGTACCATTTAACGCTCCCGATGTACTGTTTTATCAAAGTGCCGTAGAACCTAACAGATTCGGAAGATTTTTAATCGATGATATTGATTCTAATACTAAGATTGATATAGACAAAGAAATACTAGGTAAAAAATCCTATACCAGCAGTAATGGGGTAACATTCACTAATGGTTTAGTAGTTACATTTTCCGGCCAGGTAATACCTGAAAAATATTCTAGGAACAATAGCAAATGGTTGGTTGAAGGCGTAGGCAGTGAAATAACATTGATAGATCTAGACCTTTTAGAAATTAGTCCATTAGAAGAGTCTTCTCCTATAGAAATATTGTTTGACAATTCCGGTTTCGACACCGAGCCATTTGACGATGCCGCCACGTATCCTGCAGCTAAAGATTATATTACTATAAATCGATCAAGCCGAGATCGCAATGCTTGGAGTCGATACAATCGATGGTTCCACCGAAGTGTCTTAGATTTTGCTCACGGTTTTAGCGAATCTAGTTTCGAGGCGCTAGAAACATCCAGAGCTAAACGACCGATTATAGAATTTAAACCAAACATTCAATTGTTTAATCACGGCTCATCGGCCAAACTAGCTGTGGACTTTATTGATAATTTTACTTCTGATATTTTTTCAACGATTGAAGGCAGCTCAGGATATATTATAGACGGAGAATTTTTGTTTAACGGTGCTAGATTGTTAGTTACTGCCGACACTGATTCTACAGCGAATAACAGAATCTATGTTGTGAATTTTATCAAGCATAACAGTAATAATCTACAGATAAGCCTGACGAGAGCCGATGATCACGAACCAATTTCCGGTGAAAGCGTATTAGTTAAACGAGGTAAGAATTCTAAGGGATTGATGTATTATTTTGATGGAACTTCCTGGAAGGCTAGTCAAAAAAAGATTCGAACACAACAACCTCCGAAATTTGATGTCTTTGACAGCGACGGTGTAAGTTTCGGTGATCCAGAAACATATCCCGTGAGCACATTTAGCGGTAGCGAAATAGTTAGCTATAAACTAGGATCAGGCCCGATAGATACAGAATTAGGTTTTTCTCTGAGCTACCTCAATATCGATAACGTCGGCGACATACTATTTGATTATGATTTTGATTCAGATGAGTTCATCTACAAAATTGACACGCAGATACTGACTAAAAAAGTTGACACTGGATTCTATAAAACAACAGATGATCAAGCATATTATAACGGATGGAAATTATTAGATCCTGACTATGCTCAACCCATATTAGAAACTATAGCGGTAGATAAAGATACTAACCAGATCATTTCGTCTGCTATAGATTGGAAAAATACTTCAACTGCAGAAATTAAAAAAATATTGATCTACAAGAATGGACTGTTGTTTAAAGGTTCTTATTCTAGAAATGAAAACACATTTGTCTTTGAAGATCAATTCAAAGAAAATGATGTGGTAGTTTTAAAAGTATTTACAGATGCTGTTCCTGATCAAGGATACTATGAAATACCTTTGGGATTAGAAAAAAATCCGTTGAATACCGAAATAGAAAGTTTTACATTAGGTCAGGCATCTGATCACGTTTCTACAGGGCTAGATTTAATCAACGACTTTGTTGGAATATATCCGGGTTCTAGCAATTTAAGAGATTTAGATGATTATCAGAATCTCTGTAAGAGATTTTTAAAACATTCAGCACCGTCGCCTGTGGCCGCTGCGCTGATCTGTGATAAATCGATCAATATTATTAAATCGATCCAGCAGGCTAAAAAGTCATATACAGATTTTAAAAATAATTTTGTTGATCTCGCATACAAATTATACTATGATCAACAACCTTTAGATTTCGTTGATATTATACTAGATGAAATTGGAAGAACAAAAAATCCTCAAAGTCCCTATGCCGGCTCTGATATGGTAGGCAATGGAGCATTCAGCGAACTGCGTTATGAAGTTGAAGACGAAGGAATTAAAACTTTTGCGTTGTCTGAAAAATTTGATCTAGATACTTTAAGTTCTAGAGCTGTGTACGTTTATATAAACGATCAACAACTGCTACATGGTTCAGACTATGTTTTTGATTCGACTTTTGGATTTGTAAGATTAACCGTTTCATTAGTCGAAGGCGATGTAATTATTATACGAGAATATGTTTCAACAGCTATAAATTTCATACCGGCAACACCGACTAAACTTGGCCTCTATAAAAAATATAAGCCGATGAAATTTCTCGATGATACCTATGTCGAACCAAAAGAAGTAATTCAAGGACACGACGGAAGTATCACTGTTGCCTATGGTGATTTCCGAGATGATGTTCTTTTAGAACTAGAAACAAGAATCTATAACAATATCAAACAGCACTATGATGAATCTGTGTTTGACATTGATAAAATCCTAGGCGGATATTATAAAACCGGACTTTATAATAAAAAAGATCTCGATAATATTGTAAGTGTTGATTTTCTCAAATGGATCGCTGATACTAATATTGACTATGTAAACAATGTCTTTTTTGACAGCCAAGACAGCTTTACATATACCTATAGTAATATGACTAATCGAGAAGGAACACAGAATCTTCCAGGATATTGGAGGGGGGTATACTCGTGGTTCTATGATACAGATCGTCCGCATCGCTGCCCTTGGGAAATGTTGGGGTTCAGTGAAAAACCAACATGGTGGGAAGATGAATACGGACCTGCTCCTTATACTAGCAACAACTTGATTCTTTGGGAAGATCTGCGAGATGGTATTGTTCGTCAGGGCTCGCGCACAGGGACATATGATCGATACAAGCGTCCTACTTTGACAGATCATATTCCTGTTGACGGCGACGGTAATCTTTTAAGTCCTCTTGATTCGGGTCTAGCTTCGAACTTTTCTTTAATCAACAACCAAGGAGATTTTAATCTAGGTGATGTGTCACCAGTTGAGTACGCTTGGAGGTCCAGCAGCGAATGGCCATTCGCCGTGTGTTCTACGCTTTGTATGTTAAAACCTTTTGAGTTTATCACTGATAATTTTAATAGATCAATGATAACTACGAACAAGATCAATCAAACTATACACAAAAGCACCGGAGTGTTTACAAAGATCGAAGACTTAAAATACGATCCAATAATCGATTCAGTGTCTGGATTGTGTGTATATGTTGCAGATTATTTAAAAACTCAAACAGCTCCGTTGACACTAATTTCAGATAAGATTTCTAATATCGATGTAAATTTAACCAGCAGAATTTCTGGATTTGTTGATGCAGCACAACAAAAATATATCTTAGACAGCAAAAATCCTAAATCTAGTACCAGCAGTATTTTTATACCTCAAGAAAATTACGACATTTATTTTAATCAAAGTTCTCCATTTAATACTATCAGCTATAGTGGAGTTGTCATTGAAAAAATTGAAGGTAGAGGTTGGAAACTGGGAGGTTATGACAGTTTATATCCTTATTTTAATTATTATGAAGCAGTGGCAAGCCAATCTGATCCGTTGATCAGTGTAGGTGGCATAAGCGAGAATTTTTTAGAATGGAGTTCTGAAAAGTTTTACGGTAACGGAGTACTAGTTAGATATAGCGGATCTTATTATAGAAGTTTAAAAAGCCATACCGCCGCTGCGAGTTTCGATAGCAACCTATGGAAAAAATTGCCAGGACTGCCATTAAAGAATGCTGTGGAAGCGTTTAACCGAAGAAATTTCAACAGACTAAGATTAAAAAAATTAAATTACGGAACAATATTTTCTAATTTACAGGCAGTTGTTGATTTCCTATTAGGGTATCAGGAATATCTTAAATCTCTTGGTTTTGTTTTTGATAGGTATGATCCAGAACTAAAAGTTTCTCAAGACTGGACTACTTCAGCCAAGGAATTCATGTTCTGGAGTAAACACAATTGGAGTGGCGGTTCTTTGCTAACACTAAGCCCGTCAGCACAATTTGTGGTTTTAAATTTACAACTCGGTGTTGCAGATAATTTATTAGATAGCTTTTATGATTATCAAATATTAAAGAATGATGGAACACCATTAAAACCACGGTTTATCAATGTTTCTAGAACATTTAAAAATATCACAGTAACAACAACAAACACCAACGACGGAATTTATTTTATAAAAATAAATCTGATACTTAAAGAACATGTTGTCATATTCAACGATAGGACAGTATTCAATGATGTCTTATATGATAAACCCACTGGTTATCGCCAAGAAAGAATAAAAGCTAGAGGATTCCGTACAGTAGATTGGGACGGAGACTACACTAGTCCAGGATTCTTATTTGATAACGTTGATATACAGGTATGGCAGCCTTTCACAGATTATAAGTTAGGAGATATCGTTGCCTATAAGTCTTATAATTGGACCAGCCTAACGAATCAGTTAGGTTCTGCAGAATTTATAGATGCTAATTGGACCAAGTTAGATTCATCTCCTACTAAATCTTTAATAGCAAATTTTGATTATAGAATCAATCAGTTTGAAGATTATTATGAAGTAGATACTCCAGGAGTGGGATCTAGTCAGAGAGATCTAGCTCGTCATGCTATCGGTTATCAACAAAGAGAATATCTACAAAATCTAGTTGAAGACGAAGTCAGTCAGTTTAGACTCTACCAAGGATTTATCAGAGATAAAGGTACGAATAATAGTATCGTTAAAATATTTGATAAACTCAGTAGAACTTCGGACGATAGTGTAGTATTAAAAGAAGAGTGGGCTTTTAAAGTTGGTGAAATCGGTGGAATTGATCAAACTACAGAAGTAGAGTTCCGTGTTAAAAAAGATGACTTAGCGTTAAACCCGCAGCCAGTACTGTTGTCTACGCAGGCACGTAGTCAAATAAATCAAGATCAGTATCTAAGAATATATTCAGATGATTATACAATATCACCGAATTCTTTCGACTTCGCTATCAATCCTACAAAGTATTACGATAAAATAACTAGATCTGCAGGATATACTAATTTAAATCAAGTCGATATAATATTAAAAACACGGGATGATCTATTGTCTCTAGCGATCGATGACATTAAAGAAAATTATCATCTTTGGATTACATTTGATAACAATGATTGGTCTGTTTTAAGATACAACGAATCGACAGCACTAAAAATTGAAGCTGTTAGTCTAGATGACAACGGAGTACGATTACAGTTAAACAGAGTCCACAATTTGTTAGCCGGCGAAATAATCGGTATTACAGAAATTGAAAATCTCACAGGATTTTTCAAAATACTTTCGGTAACTTCATCAACAATTTTAGTAGCATCCGATGCTACTACCGCGCCAGCAATACAGGATAGTACTGCGGCATCTATTGGTATTTTTACCCCATCTAGATTTAGAAATTATTCAGATCTTGATCTACAAGCCACTGCGATATTAAAACAAAATTCCAAAATTTGGATAGATGATGCCGGTGACAGCCACTGGAAAGTTTTAGAAAAAACCAAACAATACCGAGATTACGAAATAGAAGATTACGGAATAACCACCCCGTTACGTGCCGGCACCTCAGTATTATACATAGATACTCTCAAGCAGATGATATCTAGTATTCCGGGTTCTGGGTACGTAATGTCTTACTCAGATAAAATTGCAGCAGGGTCGACCGTACTGGGTCTTAAACAGATAATTCCTCCTCCTACCGGATTCGAATCGGCAGTATCTGGAGTGTTCGGAGAAGTTCTATCAATAAGTCCAGATTATAGATGGCTAGCGATAGCATCGCCTCGAGCAAGCTCAGTGCCAAACAATTTCATGGGAGAACTGACTAGACGAAGCTATCTGGCTGGTGAAGTGGTAATGTTCAATGGCAAGATGTGGAAAGCATTGACTAATATTCCTTTACTAGACGACGGCAGTTCTATAAACTTCAGCAGCCAGGATTGGGAACCAGCCACAATAATCGAAGCTAACACTTCGGCAAGAGGCACCGGTTATTATGAACAGGGTATGATTACCTTGTATAGATATTTTGAACAACAATGGGAACCCGCATATAGTTTTGTAAGTCCGAGACCTGATGCTAACGAAAAGTTTGGTAGTACTGTGTCTATTGGTGTTAGCGGTTCTAAATATTATATGGCTGTTGGAGCCACGGGATCTCTAGGTAATAAAGGTCGAGTTTATATCTATTACTATGACGGAACAGCTTGGAGCCATCTGGAAAACACCAAATATTCAGGATTATATAATCCTGGAGCGGTATTTCAAGGAAGCTTCTCCAGTGATACATTGACAGTTAGTTCGATAACTGCCGGTAGAATCACTCTAGGTATGCCAATATCTGGAACAGGTATTCCTCCTGGTACAACTATTACGAGATTTATATCAGGCACTAGAGAAGGAGTCGGAGTATATCAAGTTGATTTTGATGTGACTTCGCCACCAGTAAATATTTCTAGTACTACAATAATCGGAACCCAGATATATCCCAAAGGCTCTATTGTATGGGCTGAAGGAGATTTATACGAAGCGTTGTACGACAATCAGGGAGATGGTAGTACACTGAGTATTTTATCAAACGAATGGATTAAATTAGATCCTGTAGCCACACAATGCAGTCTGCCAGTTTCTGCTGCGATTGATGATGACGGTTCGACACTTTCATCCGGAATACTAACTGCAGATCATCTCGCAGAGATAGTCAAGGAAGGTGATCAGTTTGGGTCAAGTATGACTATGAACCGTGACGGTAGTATACTGGTCATAGGAACGCCAATAGGCGACGATGAATATTTTGAAAATTATAAAGGTAACTGGAGAGAATACGAAGATTATTCAACCGGCGATGTTGTAAAGTATCAAGGAACCTATCATCGACTAACTGATATAGATCCAGATCCAGATTCTGTTACAGTAAGCAAGGGACAGCGACCAGATGACGGGTTGCCTTGGATCAATGTCGGCGACAGCACATACAAGATCACAGGTAAGATATTCATCTATCAACGAACCGGTCAGATATATCAACTTAAACAAACGATTACTTCTCAAAATCTTTCAGATTTGAATGATATAGGTACAGAAGAAATTATAACCGAAGGAGATAAATTTGGTTATTCTGTAGATATAGATTTGTCCGGAACTGTATTAGTAATCAGCGCACCGATGGCTGATATAAATTTACAGACCAACGGAGCAGTTTATGTATTTGAAAAATCTTCTTCAGGATTTGAATTTAGATTAAAGCAAAAGTTACAGAGCTACGAGCCCTATACTAATGAATTTTTTGGTTCTTCAGTATCGATTAGTGGATCCACAGAGCGAATCGCGATCGGTGCAAAAAATTCAGCTTATAGGCTAATAACAAGATTCAGCTCCGGAACCACTTTCGACAAAAATAAAACACAATTCTCTGAGTCTCAGGGATATCCTGGACAGGTCTATGTCTATGAAAGAAAAGGTGATAGATATTTCTTAGCTGAAAAACTAGATCCTGATCTAGCAAATAATGAATCGTTTGGACATGCTGTTGACTGTACTGGCTCTGCGATCGCAGTAGGTTCACCTAATTATGAAGTAGACGATGTTAGAATTGGAATTGCAAGATTATTTAGAAAGGTTGATGGAGTTGACAGTTTAAAAACTATTTCAGACGAATCTAAATTGATCGATATTGACAAGATTAAAAATATTGAACTTTACGACACACAGAATAATATTAAATTAGGTGATATTGATATTGTAGACGGCTACAAGATGAAAATATTAGGAGTAGCCGATCAAGAAATAAAATTTAAAACAGTTTACGATCCGGCAACTTATATTATAGGAACAGATGATCAGACTGTTGATGATCACACTGCATGGTTTGAAAAATATGTAGGACAAGTGTGGTGGGATCTAAGCAAGGTAAAATTTATCAATTATGAACAATCTGATATTGCTTACAGAATCGGAAACTGGAATGTTCAAGCAGAAGGATCTAGCATCGATGTCTACGAATGGATAGAATCTGTTCTACTACCTTCCGAATGGAGCTTGCTTGCAGATACAGTAGAAGGGTTAGCTCAAGGAATATCCGGTCAGCCCAAATATCCAGACGATAGTGTTTTAAGCTATAAGATTTTCACTAATCCTACTACTGGGTTAGAAGTAGGAACGAAATATTATTATTGGGTAAAAAATAAAACTACAATTCCTGCAACCAATAACAGAAAGCTCAGTATAGCTACTATTAGAGATTACATTGATAATCCTATAGGAACCGGAAATCCGTTTGTAGGAGTTATTGATGTCGATAAGTTTTTATTTTTTAATTTTAACGGAATAGTAACTACCGATTCGGTATTATTCAATATTGAATTTAAATCCGACGATAAGGCATTAAATCATTATCACAGAGAATATCAATTGCTTACTGAAGAAGTAGCAGATTCCGTTCCTACCGCTTCTATAGAAAGAAAATGGATTGACAGTCTGGCAGGATATGATGAAGCTGGTAATGCTGTTCCTGATCCTAAATTAGCACCTAAGCAACGTTATGGTTTAAAGTTCCGTCCTAGACAAAGTATGTTTGTGAATAGTGCTAAAGCATTAAAAATAGCTATCACTAATATCAATGAAGTTTTAAAAATACGCCCCTTTGCAGATCTAATCGATTTTGAATACCTAAATCTCAAAGATGAAATACCCGGTGTAGGCTTAAATCAATATGATCTCGAAGTAGATTCTTTGATAGATTTAGAACAAGTAGGTACAGCTAAAATTAAACAAGCTGAGTTGCGGGCCAACATCATAGACGGTGAGGTTGACACGATTGATATTATAGATCCGGGATTTGGGTATCGTGTAGCACCATATATCGTGATCGATGGTGACGGTGTTGGCGCTAAAGCTAATATTACTATCGATTCTCAAGGTCGTGTAGTTACAGCAACGGTCACCATCAAGGGAAGAAAATACATTTCGGCTGTAGTAAAGATACGAGCATTTTCTGTGCTGGTGTCCAATGATAACTCTTTAAACAATTTTTGGAGTATCTATAGTTGGGATGACATACGTAAAGGCTTTTATCGAAGCAAGTCTCAGGGATTCGATACCACACGTTATTGGGAATATACAGATTGGTGGCAGGAAGGTTATGGTCCCTCTCTAAGAATTGTCAAAGAAATTGAAGGTCTTTATGCAGAACCTACAGTATCTACACAGACTGGAGATCTATTACGAATCAAAGAATATGCCAACGGCGGATGGGCTGTAATAGAAAAAGTAGAAGACGGTCAAGGAACATTACTAGGAAACTATAATCTCGTTGGCAGACAAAGCGGTACTATAGCGATCAAAGATATTTTATATAGTGCTATTTCAGGCGGCATAGGCTACGATAATAATGTTGCGTATGATGCTAATTTGTTCGATTTACAGCCAGTTAAAGAGTTGAGAATAATATTTCAGGCAGCCAAAGAAAATATTTTCGTAGATGATCTAAAAGTTGAATGGAATAAATTATTCTTTAGTTCTGTGAGATATGCACTTTCAGAGCAACAGTATGTTGACTGGACGTTTAAGACCAGCTTTTTGAATGCTACTCACAATGTGGGAGATCTTGATCAGCGCCCCACATACAAGAATGATAATCTAGATAGTTTTAGACAATATATTGAAGAAGTTAAACCTTATCGAACCAGTATAAGAGAGTATACTAGCCGATATACAGAAATAGAACCAGTAGCAGCAGCCACGACAGATTTTGATCTTCCACCGGCTTACTCGGCTAGGGATGGCAAGATATTGCCAGTGTCTCCGGCCTACAACAGATTTGATGAATATCCATGGAAGAGTTGGTTTGACAACAATGGATGTAGCATCATTGAGATTACAATATCTGATGGTGGAGAAAATTATACTTCTGCTCCCACAGTAATTATTGACGGAAATGGAACTTTGGCATCCGCCCAAGCATTCATTTCTAACGGTGCAGTTAGTGGTATTAGGGTGTTAAATCCTGGACAAGGTTATACTAAAATACCTACTGTTTCTTTGGTAGGAGGCACTGGTTCCTCTAATAGGACAGCCAAGGCTGCCGCAGTAATGGGGAATTCTAAGACTAGGTCATTTAATCTAGGCATTAAATTTGATCGGATTGAAAAGACAGGAATTTATTCAACTTTTACAAATTCTCAAACGTTTACTGCTACTGGAAATACTGCGGTTTTTGAATTAGATTTTGCTCCTTCTATAGATAAAAGTAAGATATCTATAACAAAAAATAGTCAGATAGTAATACCTAACGAATATCAGATCAATCTTTACAGAAGTAGTATTGATACTTATAAATTGATCAAAGGCAAAATAAGATTTTTAACCGCACCTAAAGCTGGTGATGTTATAGTAGTCAACTATGAAAAGAATGACGAGTTATTAGATAGCGTAAGCCGTATCCAAAGATATTACGCTCCAACCGCAGGAATGAAAGGCAACGAATTAAATCAATTGATGACCGGAGTTGACTACGGCGGAGTGCAGATACAAGGAACTACCTTCGATGTAACTGGCGGTTGGGATGCGTTACCGTGGTTTACTGATAATTGGGATTCTATAGAACCAAATAGCGACTTCTATTATGTTGTCAACGGCCGTATCTACAGAGAATACAATCTAGACAGTACCAGTTACATCAATTATCAAGCCGGCGAAGTAGTAGAGTTAAACGGGATATTTTACAGGGCCATTGAGGCTAATTTCAACAAGGATCCTATCGAATTTGTTGATATCTGGGAAGAATTGGCAATATCATTACCTTATGTACCAGAATCTGGTCAACCTATCAGTGTTTACATCAAACGCAGTAACGAAACTCGACCTACTAGAGTAGACGATCCTTATTTTAATGTCTATGACGGCTCAACAGTTCAACCCAATGGAAGAGTATCTGCACCAGCAACTGCAATACTGAATACGTTTATCGGTGACGGAGTTTCTAATAGTATACCTATTCAAAACTATACTACTCTGTTTGAAGGTGATACTATTATCGTAAGAAAACTAGACAGTGACGGCTCCGTAACTATAACAGACGTGAATCTGTTAGATACTAGAATCAGCGGAGGATCACTATCAAACATAGACGGTGCATATGTAACAGCCACAGGATTGACTCCTGAAGAAATAGTCATAGATGGAGATAAATTTGTAGCTCCAGATCAAGTTCCTGCCCCAGAAGAAAATGTGCCTGGACAAGTGTTAGACAGTCTTAGTATCAAAGTCTGGAACGTTACTAGCCCAGGTGCTGCTCCATTGCAGAACAAAGTCATAATTTCAGATGGTGTTACCAAAGAGTATGACATTGGATTGACCATAGCGGAGTCTAGTGCAGTTCTAGTTTATATAGATAAAATCAGGCAAGGTTCGTCACTAGCAGATAGCAGTATCGATTATACTATAAATTATGCTAACAATACCATAGAATTTTTAACCGCACCTGAATTCGCTAGTATTATAGAAATAATATCAGTGGGTGTGGGCGGAATAACATTGTTAGATTATCAGGAATTTACCGCAGACGGCGATACTACATTATTTTTAACCAAAGCAGTTTATGATCAGGTCACTGATATACTAGTCACAGTAGATGGCGAAGTTTTTGTCACTGGACTAGTGAACAGCAGCGAGTTTATAGATACTGAAAATCGTGCAATGGCACAGTTTGGAATTGCACCCGAAGATGGTAGCATAGTAAAAATAATCTGTTTCGGTTCTTCTGTAGTCAGCGATTCGACTGGATTACCCTTTATACGTATCAATAGACAGACTGTGATCTATGATGGCAGCACTCGAAATATAGACCTTGATAGATTTATAGATTTAGGTAGATCTTCTGCTTTGAGTTCGATGATAGTCGAAGTAAACGGAGAGGTTTTAGAAAGCGTTGATACTCATTATGCTGTCTACGATGGTACTAATAATCAAATAGTTATAGCGACTGATCCTAATCAACCATTTGGTGTAGTTACCAGCGGGTTTATTAAAGTTTATATCAATAATGTTTTACAGAGATTTGTTATAGATTATACATTCGACGGCAACACAAATACAGTATCAATATCTTCGAGCAGACTGACTATAGGTGATGTTATCAAGATAGAGAATAATTATGCAGTGAAATATTCTATAAACAATAGTAACTTAGTTTTAGATCCTTCCTTGGTGTTATCTATAAATGATGTTATAGAAATAACTTGGTTTTCTGAATATCCAACTATGGATATGATAACTGATGAATATACTGGTGGAAAAGTAAATTATCTACTGAGTAGAACTCCGTTAGATATAAATTATATCTGGATTTACAAAAATGGAACTAGATTGACTCGAGGATTAGATTACACTCTAAGTTTGCCGAGATCTGTTGTATACCTTACTGAAGAGACTACAGAGTTAGATAGAATTAGAATTATACAATTTTCTAATATAGTTTATCAGCAACCAAAGGCCTTTGAAATATTCAAAGACATGTTGAATAACTATCACTATAAACGATATAGCAGAAATAATAAAATTACCTTAGTTAAAGATCTTTATTACTATGACACTTCGATAGAAGTTTCAGATTCCAGTCTGTTGACTGATCCTATTCCTAGTAGAAATATACCCGGTGTAGTTTCTATCAATAATGAAAGAATAGAATATATGCAAAAGGTTGGAAATGTTTTGTCACAGCTAAGAAGAGGCAGCCTCGGAACAGGTATTGCAGAACTTCATGTTAGCGGTAGTTATCTTGTTGATGTAGGAGCAGCTGATACGCTGCCTTATCTAGAAACACAAGAAACTATTGATTTTTTCAGTGACGGCAGTTCTTTAATAATAGGTCCTTTAGAATTTGTTCCATCTAAATCTATTAGAACTTCGTGGTACAGGGAAACGATTCCTTCTACACACGGTCCCTGCGATGAAATTGAAGTATTTGTAGCAGGTCGTAGACTTCGTAAGAATCCTATCGATGTATGGAATAACAGTATCTCAGCTAGTAGTCCCTATGGAGACGAGCAACAAGAAGCAGAGTTTTCTGTCGACGGTGTTACGGCCGCTGTTAGATTGACCCAGACAGTACCGGCAGGAACTAAAATAGTGATCATAAGAAGACAGGGCAGAATTTGGTACGAACGAGGCCTAGCCACAGCTAGTAGAGGCGTATCGCTGCTTTCTAATGAAACACCGATAGCCCAATTCATAGCTAAGAAAGGGTCAGAATTACCTGAATAAATACACTATCATGACTAATCAACAAGAGCAAAATATGCCGAAAACACAAGAATCTAATATTCAAAAACGACCCGATGAGCAGGCCGGCTTTCATTTTGAAGGGCACATCAAGATTTTTGATCCCGAATCGGGAGAAGTTTTTATCGACAAACGCAACGCTATCCATTATGAGAATATGAGCGTGGCTATGGTAAATTCTTTGAGCAATCAAGGACAGGGAACAATATATGAAATGGTGTTCGGCAATGGTGGAACTACAGTTGATCCAACCGGGCTGATAACCTATCTTACTACAAATACTGTAGGAGTGAATACCAGCCTTTACAGCCAGACCTATACAAAGGTAGTTGATCAAAACTCCGCAGAAAATACAGATCCTGTTAGAAACAAAATGGAAATACGTCATGTCAGTGGAGCTACTTATAGTGATATCCTAGTGACCTGTGTGTTAGACTACGGCGAGCCCGACGGTCAAGAAGCATTTGACAATAGTCAAGATATGAGCGGAAATTTTGTATTTGATGAACTCGGATTAAAATCTTATAACCCCAATGGAGATGGAAAACTGTTGACTCATGTGGTTTTCCATCCTGTACAAAAAAGTCTAAACAGGCTGTTACAGATAGATTATACTATTCGTATCCAGAGTCTAACCAGTTTCAGTGAGGTATAAAGATGCCATATATTGTAAATTTCACTGACAAAGATAACAAATTACCAATCACGGTCTACGATAACACGTCTAGCACAGACACTAGTTTAACATTTCCTGGAAGAAACGTTACAGGATACGGACAGATTATCGCCGAAAACTTTTTGGCCATACTAGAAAATTTTGCTAAAAATTCTGCTCCGGTAAATCCAGTAGAAGGTCAACTATGGTATGACACATCAGAAAATATCCTTAAAATATGGGATAGCACTCTATGGAAATCCGCCGGCGGAATTCAGAAGGGCAGTGTTGAACCTCCCACTGAAGATTCTAAAGTTGGTGAACTATGGGTAGACACAACTAACCAACAATTATATGTGTATTCCGGAACAAGATGGATCCTTGTAGGTCCTAATTTTTCCACAGGACTACGAAGCGGACCTATAGTAGAATCGATTATTGATTCGGATAACGAGACACAGGTAGTTTTAACTTTCTATGTAGAAGACGTACCAGTAGCAATCGTATCTAAAGAAAATTTTACACCCAAGATTTCAATCTCTGGATTTCCACAGATAAAATCTGGATTCAATCTAACAGATTTAGATGTTGGAGACGATACATTCGCTACTAAAATTTATGGCAATAACACCGCAGCAGATTCTTTAATAGTCAATGACATCGAGATTGCCGCAGGAAAATTTTTAAGATCTGATATTATCAATACCACAGAATATGGTATCAATATTAGAAATAATCAAGGTCTAACAGTTGGAGTCAATGGAACATTTAATATAACTACCAGCGATACTACAGCTACAATTTATAACAGTGCTTCTGGTAGTAGTATAGATTTGCAAACAAATCGAGAAGGAACTCCTACAACTATTTTAAGAATTATAGATAATACAGTGGGAATAAATATTGCTCTTCCTGAAGAAGCTTTAGATGTAGACGGAAATATACGATCTAACAGCTCATTGATTCTCACAGATACGTCTCCCAGCACAAATTTTAATAATGGTACTATAATTACAGCTGGCGGCGCAGCTATAGCAAAAAATCTTTTAGTAGGCGATGGCCTTACAGTTACGAATACCGCTAACTTTAATAACATACAGCCAAGTACCACAGACAGCTTCAATTGCGGAACAGAATTAAAAAGATGGAATTCAGTTCACACTAAAACATTAGTAGCAGAAAATATCGAAGGCATACTGAACGGTAATATTATTGGTAATGCTTCGACCGCAACTAATCTTCGATATACTTCAACGTTTAGGATCGAAGGAGATATAACATCTCCTGATATTCAGTTTGACGGATTAGTAGGGGGTCTGACAAAGATTTTTAATACACAGCTGACATCAGGAATTATCAGCAGTAAATCCGAACCCAATCCAAATGTATCTGTAAGAGAAGACACTATTCTGGTATTTAGACCCGGCACTGGTCTTATTAAAGAAACTAGAAATACTTTTATGGCTGATTTAGCTGTGCCTATTGGAGCTATAATGCCCTACGCAGGATCCAATCCTCCTTACGGATATCTATTGTGTGATGGCAGTGAAGTTGAAAGAACAAAATACAGTGATTTATATGACATTATAGGAACTACATATAATGGAGCTACTCCGTTGATAGGAGTTGGAACTTATCGATTACCTGATCTAAGAGGAAGATTCCCGTTAGGTAAAGACAACATGGATAACGGAAATACAGTACCTAATACCACAGGTGGTTATGTAGACGGTGGCGGTGGCAACGTTGATAGGGTATCAGGAACTGCCGCAGATAACCTAGGTGAAGGTGGAGGTCAGAATTCTAACTCATTATCAGTGTCTAATTTGCCAGACCATGAACACACTATGAAAGGATCTACTGGACAGCAGTATTATGCAACTAGGGTAGATTCGGCCATTCCTACAGACGTTGGTTCAGTATCAGGAAAAGGTCCTACAGCGGTCAGTCAAAGTCAATATATTCCTAGCTCTGGCGGGATTAAAACTTCTGGGTCATTAGGCGCTGCATTTTCAGTAATGAATCCATTTTTAACTGTCAATTATATAATTCATTCTGGACCACCAGCATTCTAAGGTAAAGACTATGGCATATCAAATCAATAAAACAGACGGAACGATATTAGCGACAGTAGCTGATGGGCAGATAGACGATTTGTCTAGCGATATAACGCTTATCGGAAAAAATTACAGCGGGTTTGGCGAATCAATCAATGAAAATTTTGTTAAACTATTAGAAAACTTTTCGAATACGTCTGTACCTGAACATCCAATCAGAGGACAGATATGGTTCGATGTCACTGAATCAAAATTGAAAGTATACAATGGTAACGGATTCGTTCCAGTAAGCTCTGCTACTATCGCAACTACACAGCCGTTGAATTTGGGTGTAGGAGACCTGTGGTTTAATAGCACAGATAAACAGTTGTATTTCTATGACGGAACCACTACTATTTTATTAGGACCGGATTATTCAGTTAGTCAAGGACTCAGCGGTCTTCGTGTTTCAAATATACTAGATAGTTTAAATCAAAACAGAGTAGTAACTTTTCTTTACAATAATGGAGTCTTGTTAGGAATCTTTTCGAAAGATGCATTTACTCCCAAGATAGCGATTGACGGATTCGATGGCAGCATTATTCCGGGATTCAACGCTGGAAGCCTTAGTGGATTAAAATTTGATGTAACGGTCACAAATTCAGATGCACTCGGCGGAGCAGCAGCCAGTTCCTATGTGAGAAATGATACTTCTAACATCATCAACGGACAGTTGATACTTACATCAAATCTAGGACTAATCATCGGTGATGCTAATCAAGGACAGTTTCTTGTACAGACCGGCGACCTAACTCTGGCTAATATTGCGTCAAACAAAGATATTACGCTGATAGTTAGAAAAGATGTCAATCCAGAAAATGCTATTAAAATTAGATCAGCAACCAGAGTTGTTGATATCTACGAAGGATACGCAGATAGTCAGGTTGAGATAGGCGGAAGTGCTGTTGTTTCTGGTAATCTTACAGTAAGAGGAAGTGTAACTATCAACGACGGTTCGTTGACCACAGTTAAAACTACTGAATTGTTAGTTGAAGATAAAGTTATTGTTCTCGGCGAGACCGGTGACAGTTCTTATAATACTGATACGGCTGCGAATAGAGGTGGTATTATATTAAAAGGCGGCGACGCTAAAGAATTTTTATGGATATATCAAGGTGCCAGCACAGGTGAAGCTAACGACGCATGGAATAGTTCTGAACATATAAATTTAGTTGATAAAGAATATAAGATCAACGGAGTTACAGTTTTGTCAGCTACTTCGTGTTTTTCTTCAGCATTCCCTAATTTGAATAACGTTGGAGCATTGATTAGTTTAACTGTTGATGATTTTTATGTCAACGATAATGTCATCCAGGTAACTGCCCCCAATACTGATCTTGAATTAGATATAAATGGTACAGGTACATTAAAATTAAACGGATCTAAAATTACTGACTTACCGGATGGATCATTAAATGCCTATGCAGATTATAGTAATAACACAGACGCTACCAGTAAAGGTTATGTAGATTACAGTATAAAAGGACAACCTATTGTTTTAAGTATGGATATATCTGATGGTATATCTAATTCTGGCATCGCAGCGTTTATTGAACAGATAGCACCTGCAGCAACTTATAGAGCTGGAACTATTGCTAAAGTTCTTTGCAGTTTCTTGGTGAACGGTACTACAACATTGAACTTGAATCCGCTGATAAACATTTCAACATCCACATTTAGTACTCCTTCGGGAACGGCTCCTGCAGTTACAAACGTAACTATATCTCCTGCCACAGTGGCAGCTCCAGGATTGTCAGTATCGAGAACAGTTAAAACTTTTCAAATCATCAGCGGTTCGTGGAGTTTTGTATCATGATAGTAAATTTTTTGGAGCGATAAATGTCCTATGTAATCAATAAAACCACAGGTGTACAGCTGATAGTTCTAGAAGATGGAACCCTCGATACCAGCACCAGTCTCGGGCTAGTAGGTAGAAATTACACAGGCTATGGCGAAATACAAAATGAAAATTTTGTTTATCTCTTAGAAAATTTTGCCAACGATGCTGCGCCAGCAAGACCATTAGAAGGTCAAACATGGTTTAATACTGTATTAAAAACTCTGAATGTTTATAATGGATCCGATTGGGGCCCGGTGGGATCTGCAGTAATTAGCAGCACACCTCCACCGGGGTCGGAAGGTACTTTTTGGTTAGATTTAGACACAAAACAACTTTATGTTTTTATAGAAGGTGTATGGAAGTTAGTAGGACCTGAAGCTGTACAGGGATTTGGTGAGACAGGAACTAAGGCTAGAGATCTTTTTGATTCTGATGGAATCAAAAGACCAGTGATCGTAATAATTATTGATGATCAAGTTATGGCTATTATAGCTAGGACAGCATTTACTATTGCCGAATCAAATTTTATCCCTGGCTTTTTTAATCTCTTCCCTGGAGTAAATTTTCATTCATCTTTTAAAGTGTACGGAAATCTAGAAGGTAATGCAGCATCCGCGACTAAACTCGAAATCCCAAGACTCATAAACACAGTTCCGTTTGATGGACAGGCTGATATTACAATAACAGCCACTACTAATAGAACATTGACCAGAGGAAACTATCTTACAGGTTCGAATTTCGATGGGGCAACAGCCACGACATGGGCAGTGGATGCTAGTCCAAATAATGTAATTGGAAAAGTTGTTGCCAGAGACAGCGCAGGAGATTTTGAAGCAGGCACGATAACTGCAAATCTTATAGGCAATGTTACAGGTAATGTCACGGCCAATAATGGTACTAGCACTTTTTTCAGAGTAGAAGCACAAGAATTTGTTGGAGCATCTTTAACCGGTAATGCTAATACTGCTACAAAATTAAAGACAGCTAGAGAAATCAACGGTGTGTTATTTGACGGATCGACCAATGTCACCGTCCCCTCTGCTGCCGGAACTCTTACAGGTGACACGCTGGCGGCAAATGTTGTAAATCTAGGTCCTTTAAATGCTTTCACGGTAGCAGATGCTGGCATCACTGTGGGTTCAGAAATGCACCTATTTAATAATCTAGGATCTCAGCCTACGCTTCGATCAATAGTCAACAATCTAGGATTAGTATTAGAAACCGCAGATTCAACCCAGAACGGTAACTATACCGGAATTAAAATTCTCAGTACTGCATCGGCAGTATCTGCAGGTAACACCGCTAATCGTCCTGCGGTAGTTCCTTTTGAAAACAATGCTACAGATCTAGGTATCGGTAGTCGCAAATGGAATACAGTCTATGCTAACACATTCTCTGGAGTGGCTACATCGGCACAGTACGCAGACTTAGCTGAAAATTATCTAGCTGATACAGAATATTCAGCTGGTACTGTTCTTGAATTCGGTGGAGAATTTGAAGTGACGGTGGCCGAGGATGAAACTCGAAGAGTCGCCGGAGTAGTTACTACTAATCCAGCATATCTAATGAATTCTGAGTGCAAGGGTGAATTTGTTACAGCTATAGCTTTACAGGGTAGAGTACCTTGCAAAGTTCGAGGAAATATCCGCAAGGGCGATATGCTAGTCAGCGGAGGAAACGGTTTTGCTAGACCCACACAAGATCCTAAAATCGGCACGATTATAGGCAAGGCTTTAGAGGATTTTAACGGTATTTCTGGCATTATCGAAGTAGCTGTAGGCAGACTTTAAAATGTCCAAACTAGCGATAAATAATAGCGACAATGGAGTTGATCAATGGCATATCAAGTAGATAGATTTAATGGAACATTTTTAGTATCTGTAGATGACGGTACCATTGATACTACCACCGATTTACGATTTGTAGGTAAAAATTATGCGGGATACGGTGAAGTACAGAACGAAAATTTCCTACATCTTTTAGAAAACTTTTCTAATACATCTGCACCACCTAAGGCTGTCATTGGACAGATTTGGTATGACAGCGGAAATAAAAAATTACGATTCTATGACGGTACAAGATTCCGCACAGCCAGCGGAGCAGAAATAGGTCCATCTGCACCATCCGGTGCGCAAACTGGTGATTTTTGGTTTGATACTGGTGCAGAACAGTTATATGCTTGGAACGGAACAGAATATGTTCTAATCGGTCCAGAAACTGCACCTGATCTCGGAGCTAGTGCGGTAGTTTCACAGGTAGTTAAAGATACACTAGGAACAAATCATACTATAGTAAAGCTGCAGTCTGGCGGCGATGTGATGTCTATAGTTAGTAAAGATGCATTTACTTTAGACAGTTCGATAAATCCTATTACTGGATTTACAGCGATCAAGAAAGGTCTAACGTTAGTCAACACCAATGCTACTACTGGAGTTACATCCACAGACCATTATTATTGGGGAACTGCTAGCAATGCTGCTAGATTGGGCGGATACCTAGCATCTGAATATATTAGAACAGGTGAAGTTTCTTTTACAGAAGAAATTCACTTCAATGACAGCGGACTTACAGTAGGCGGTGACAATCCATCACCAACTAACGATTTAGTAATTCGAATTGAAAACGGTGACGAGCCAGTTATTATTTCAAGACTAGGAAATCCTCTTACCTTCCGTGTAAGAGTCAGCGACAGCGATTTTAGAGAAGTATCTTGGACCACTACAGGACTAGTTCCTGGATCTAATAATTTTTATTCTCTAGGTACAGCATCAAACAGATGGTCTAATATTCACTCTACAACATTTACAGGTAATGTTACTGGTAATGTTACTGGAAACACTACTGGTATTCATACTGGTACGGTTGTAGGTAATGTTACTGGCGATCTTACAGGAAACTCTACAGGAACACATACTGGCAACGTTGTTGGAAACGTAGCTGGAACAGCCACAAACGCCTTGACACTAAACAGTCTAGCCGGCGAACAGGCAGCGGTAGCGACATCAATAGCAGTTAGAGATAGCAGTGCTAATATAACAGCTACGAGATTTATTGGTGTTGCAGACAAAGCCAATAGATTAAAAATAGATGATTCTGCTGTCGATACTGATGCATATAAATCAGCAAAGACTACTGCTGCAATAGATACCATAGCCGCTAGAGATGGTTCAGGAAATCTAACAGCTAATGTATTCAATGGAACTGCTACAGCAGCTCAATATGCAGATTTAGCTGAAAAATATCTCACAGATCAAGAATACACTACAGGTACAGTGGTCACAGTGGGAGGTCCCGCCGAAGTTAGAGCATCAGTGTTCGGCGATAGAGCTTTAGGAGTTGTCAGCGCCAATCCTGCGTACATGATGAACAAGGATTTAGAAGGCGGAACATATATTGCACTTAAAGGTCGTGTGCCTGTTCGTGTAGTTGGTGGTATTAAAAAAGGTGACAGGCTGATAGCCAGCGATAATGGCTGCGCTGTGGTTGCAGCCTTCCATAGTTTTCCAGATGTTTTTGCTATAGCTTTGGAAACTAACAGTGATACCGCAGAAAAAATTATAGAAGCAGTGATATTATAAGGATCTAAAATGCCAGTCGGTGATTTAATTTCAACAACAGATTACAATACGATTCGAACTACTATAACTCAAATAGTTGGCACTGGAGCAGCCAGTCGCGGATACGGACAGGCAATAAATGCTACTTCGGCAGTTACCACAGCGAATCAGGTTACTAAAGCTCAATGGGATCTTTTGAGATATGATATCTATAATGCACTACTACATCAAACTGGATCTGTACCCAGTATCAACACAGTAGCGGTCGGTGATGTTGTGAGATTTGGTGTAGCTTATCCTAACTCACAGTATAGCACATTAGCTACAACCGCAGACACTAATAGATTTAACATAGGTAGTGGACAATTTCTTGAAAATCTAAATGTAGCATCGAGAACTACCACAGACGGATGGTCGAGCCAGGCCTATTGCGATATTACTGTGACTTTTGGTACAGCAGAGCAGGCTAGATATTTCTTTAATAGTGGCGGAAAAGTTAAAATAACAACTTCTAGAACTGGTGGTTCAGGAACTTCTCAAAATTCATCTTGGAGTTCAGTACTATCTGGGGCAGGCACACGAAATTATGAAGGTATCGGTTATTATTCTTTAAACACTTCATTTGCTACTTATTATACTGCTACAGCTACTGGTGTTTATTCAGCTAATACTTATAGGTTACAGGCCAAAGTCAATGTTGCAGATAATTCGTCAGGAGCAGCTACAATATTGACTATCAGGGTCCTATTGACAGATCCCTATACAGATCCACCAGTGATAGGCCCATCGGGACCAGTAGCTCCTTCTGGACCGTTTCCACCCAGCGACGGAGTTGACGGAACATTGACTACTCGTGTTGATGAAGTAAAAGCCACAGGATTTTTACAACCAACAGGCGCAGCTTGGTCTATGACCTCACCAACTTTCTCAGCAGGATTCTGGGTACGTTCATAATTTTTCCCCTTGTTTGATCTCCAATAAATAAACTACACAGTTTATTATGGAGAAATCATGGATTCTAGATTAGAAAAAGCACTGGCCTTTTCAAATTATAATAAAACTCTAAATCTTAAACGTACCACGCTGAAAGAAAAATCAGACGCTAAACTCACATTAGCGTATAAAGGTGGTATATTTAAAGCAGAAAGATCATTGATCGTATTTGCGCAGATGCTAATAGATCAAGGTCGAGCAGATAATATTCCCTTATTAGACATCAATGACAATCCAATATTAGTAGAAGATCTCAATGAGTTTAAAAATTTGTTATTGGACAAATATTTCGATGTAACTCTGGAGTATTACAGAGAATATCAAAAAATTAAACGAAGTCGTTCAGTGGAAACATTGATAGATCTATGAATAAGGGTGTAGTACTAATCGTTCATGATAACGGAACTGTAGATTATTCTGCTCTTGCGATCCTTTCTGCTAGATTAGTAAAAAAACATCTTAAAGTTCCAGTTAGTATCATAACAGACGAATATACTTTAGAAAATTTAAAGCAAAAAATAAATTCAATTGAATCATTGTATGACAAGGTAATTCTGACCGAACCGCCAGTAAAAAATAATAAACGTGTTATCTTTCATGGTGACAACTATAAGTCTATGTCGTTTATGAATCAGACTAGGTCTTCGATCTGGGAATTGACACCATATGAAAGAACTTTAATGATTGATGTAGATTATTTAATTTTTTCAGATAGTTTATCTAACTATTGGCAATCTGATGAGGATTTCCTTATAGCATCCAGCGCCTCGGAAGTGTTAAACAAACGATTAGGAGTTTCAGATAAACGTATCTCAGATACAGGTCCTCATATGTACTGGGCTACTACGGTAATGTTTACTAAAAATTCAAGAACAAAAATATTATTTGATCTAATAGAGTATATCAAAGAAAATTATTTGTATTTTTCTGAAATTTATAAATTTGATACCAAGACATTTAGAAATGATATTGCTTTTAGTTTAGCCAAACATATTATAGACGGGTTTAGTTCTCCTAAGGGGCAATGCCTCCCCCCAGTACTAACCATGTTTGATAAGGATTTATTACTCGATGTTAAAAATCAATCTTTAAAATTTATAGTACATGATTGGGATCAGGGAGATATTTTAATTGATATTACTGATAGAGATATTCATTTCATCAACAAACAAACTATTATAGATAATTATTCTTCTTTAATGGAATTAGCAGAATGAATTTTGGGTATTTGATAATAGCATCTAAAAACGATTCTTATGATTATGTCAAGATGGCATATCTTCTGGCTTTAACTATCAAACTGACACAAAAAGAAGGATATGATCAAATAGCTTTAGTTACTGATGATTATGATGTTGATGCTTTTAAATCTCCGTGGGTGTTTGACCGCGTTATAAAAACTTCCTTAAAAGAAGGTTGGGATTCTAGAATAGACATGCAGGATCTTTCTCCGTGGGACGCTACAGTATGTCTAGATGCAGATATGATTTTTCTGAGAGATATCAGTCATAATATTAAACATTTTTTAGATAATCACGATTTGTACATATCCAATCGAGCCTATACCTATCGAGGTGAATTAGTTACTTCTGATTTTTATAGAAAAACTTTTACTAAAAATGGCCTTCCGAATTTATATTCGTATTTTACATTCTTTAAAAAAAATAAATTTATATCTAATGAATTTTTTAACTTGTGTAAAGAAATCAATGAATATAAAGAAGAATTTAAAAATTTATTTTTATCTGAGCATATACCAAAAGATTTAGGTACAGATGAAATTTTTGCACTGGCTTCTAAGATACTAGATATAGATTCCGAAATCGCTTATCCTTTATGTTTTCCTAGGGTAGTGCATTTAAAACCGATGATACAAAATTGGCAAGATCCTGGAGGACCAGTTACTAATAGTGTTGGTTTTTATCTAAATCTTGATGCAGAATTAAAAATCGGAAATTATCAACAGTCTGATATTATACATTATCAAGAAAAACATTTGGCCAATGATGAAACCATAAGCATAATGGAGAATGCACTATGGAAGAAGTAATGGATTTTGATCTATGGCTCGAATCTCAAAAAAATCTCAAACCTAAATTTTATCTGATCTATAACGAATCTGGATTAGTAACAGGAATATATCCTGAATCGGCCGCCTCTGAAATATCAAATAAAATAGAATTATCTGAAGAACTGCGATTTCAGTTAGATTCCGGAGAATCTAGAATAGATTCATATAGAGTAGACATTGTTACAAAGCAACTAGTAATATTAGAAAGTATAAAGTTTTTTCCTTTATTGATTCGAGCCACTGATATGTCTTACAGCAGCGATAAAAATTTTGAGGTATATATAACATATAACCGACAAGAATCTCTAGCTGTGATAGAGCTATCATCTAATCTCGGGGGTACAAAACAGGATCAAACAGAAAGAAGAATGTTAGATATTCATCCCGAACTAACGATGAGATTATATTTTACAGATTATAATGATCCTAATATACTACACGATAAGATTGAGATACGAGTACAGGATTTACTAAAGGATTGTGTATCTAAAAAAATAGAATTGCTTCCAGAAAGATTTGGAGTTTTTACCAAACGTCTATTTGATAGATATGGATTTGAAATAAATGAAAATTAGTGAATTTGATTTTATATTTTTAAGTTACGATGAGCCTAACGCTGATCTGCATTATGCTGACCTTTGTAATAAAGTTCCTTGGGCCAAGCGTGTTCATGGAGTAAAAGGATCAGACGCTGCCCATAAATCTGCTGCAGAACTTTCTGAAACCGATTGGTTTGTAAGTGTTGATGCTGATAACATCGTCGATCTTGCTTTTTTAGATCAAGAAATAGAATTTAGTGATGATATAAAAGTTTTTAGCTGGACTGGCAGAAATCAGCTCAATGGGCTTCGTTACGGAAACGGCGGACTAAAATTGTGGAACAAACAATATGTACTCGATATGAAAAGCCACGAAGCTGCCGATACAAAAAATTCCGAAGTTGATTTTTGTTGGGAATCAGTTTATAGACAATATCCCGAAAGTTACAGCGAAGTAGTTATAACAGGCAGTCCTTTCCAAGCATGGAGAGCAGGATTCCGCGAAGGTGTGAAAATGACCTTGGTAGATGGAATTAAAGTTGAACCCTATGAAATAAAAAATCGTGTATGGTGGCATAATCTTCATAGACTAAGAATATGGTCAACTGTAGGCACACATGATGAAAATGGAATTTATGCTGTATATGGTGCAAGATTGGGTACCTGGTTAGCAAATTGCACAGATTGGAATTATGTAGATGTTCGAGATTTTGAAATGCTTAAAGGTATATATTTTCAGTACGGTAAGCCCTACGAAGATGTAGACAGTGATGGACTAGTTGAAGAAATTAAATCTCTCGGTGAAAAGATAAAATTAAATCTGGGGTTAGATTGGCCGTGGCTCGATGCAGACCAAAGCAGTTACACTTTAGGTTTATATACAGAAACACTGAAAATGGCACAGACCTATTATAGAGTTCACTAATGTACGAAATTATATTTTTAAGTAATAATGAGCCTTACAGCGACAATCATTGGAATAAATTAAAATCTAGATTTCCGACAGCTATTAGGATCAACGGCATACAGGGAATTCATGAAGCTCATCAAGAAGCAGCACGTCGAGTTATGACATCTAATTTTTGGGTAGTTGATGCTGATGCTGTGATCGTGGACGAATTTAATTTCGATTATGAAATTTCTAAATACGACACAAATTCTGTACACATATGGCACAGTAGAAATCCCGTAAATGATTTAGAATATGGATATGGTGGAGTAAAACTTTTTCCTAGAAGTGCAGTTCTCAATTCTGAAAAAAATTCTATAGACTTTACTACCAGTTTAGAAGTCGGAGTAAAAGTAATTTCCGAGGTAGCGAACATTACAGCATTTAATTACAATGAATTCTCAACATGGAGGTCGGCATTTAGAGAGTGTGTAAAATTGTTATCAAGTAAAATAAAAAATTCCAACGAAATTGAAAACAATAGAAGATACGAAATTTGGGCTACGACGGGTAAAGATAGACAACACGGTGAGTATTCTATTAAAGGATCTAAGGATGCAAAAATTTTTGTAGATCAATTTATCGACGATTTCGAAATGCTAAAAAAAATCAACGATTTCGACTGGTTAGAAAATTATTTTCATATATCATCGAATATAAGATCTCAAAAAAATACAGTATGTGCAGTTCCTTGGATGCATCTCAACTTTGAACCAGCAGGTAATGTTATTCCTTGTTGTCTAACATCAACATTTAATTATAATGCCGGAGATCTAAGCACACAGACCATTGAAGAAATATGGAACAGCAATAACATGAAACTGTTGAGAAAACAAATGATCAACGGAGAAGAACCAGAAATCTGTGTAAAATGCTTTGGTAGAGAAAGAGTTACCGGCGAGAGTGGTAGGCATTTTCATAATCAAGAGTTTAGAAAAGTAATAGATATCATACCTGCCATAACTAACAAAGAAGGGCATGCCAGCCAAATGAATCTCAAGTATTGGGATTTTAGATTCAGCAATCTTTGTAATTTTAAGTGTAGAAGTTGCGGTCCTAAATATAGCAGTTCTTGGGTGCCTGATGCCAAAGCACTTGGCTGGATTAGAGAACAAGGAAAAGTATCTAACATTAGTTCAGTAAATTCTCTAAGTAACTACGATTTTTTAAAAGATCAAATAGATGTAGTTGAAAAGATTTATTTTGCCGGCGGTGAACCATTACTAATGGATGAACATTGGACTATACTAGATTTATTGGAACAACACAATAAATTCCATGTCAAGATTTGTTATAATACCAATTTATCAACTTTAGTTTATAAAAAGAAAAATGTTTTAGATATTTGGAAAAAATGGAATAATTACAAAGTCGAAGTATGGCCTAGCATCGATGAAATTGGCGAACGTGCTGAATTGATAAGATCTGGAACTGTTTGGTCGAAGATAGATGAGAATTTAAGAAAACTTGTAGAATTAAATAATCTTTTTATCAAGCCAGGAATAACTGTCGGGGCAATGAATGTATTTAGATTACCCGAAATTGTGCAATACCTTACTGATGTAGGTGTGGTCAATAAAAAACACGCCTACAAGAATTTCTATTTTAATTTATTAGAATGGCCCCAACATTACCACGTACATATCTTACCGCCAGACTATAGAAAAGAGATAATAGATAGTTTACAAAATTTCACTAAGGAATATAATAAAAAATATGAAACTAATATCGATCATTTATTCACGCATATTCTAGCAGAACTAGCACGACCCTTTAATGAGCATGAAGCTAGAAAATTTGTTGATATGACAGATAAAATAGATCAACTAAGAAACGAAAATACCAAACAGACTATTCCTGAAATTATCAAAGTGTATGACTATCTCTCTAAGTAAGATCTATGATTTACGAATAACAATTATGAATTCTGATACATGGGAGTATCAGGACTTATATTTTCATTTTTTCGATAGTCCGATCGCAGATAAATGGATTCGAAATTTTTTAGAATTAAAATCTAACGATCATTCATTTAGAGAAAGAATTTTTAATCCTTTTGGAAGTTTAGAGTCTGCCTCGGCTACCTTGAAATCTTTGACTGAAGAAATCAATTCAATATACGATAAAGAAATACCAGTTTTTCAAACATTTGATCAATCAGAGTTAAATCAATTGCATTTGTTTTACGAAGAATACGGTCAGAGATCAGATTCTATAAGAGGAAAATCTCTCGATAGTTATTTTGAAAAGTTTAATAGTTTGATACATGCTGTAGAAAATAAACTTAAATACAAAAATAAATTAGGAATTTGGTCGTTGATAAGTTTTGATCCTCGGATTGATTTTGAGTTAAATGATGAAGACTTTTCAAATATTCTCCCTATATTAAATTTTGGAGATTTGTATCTCGGATATAACACATTAGGAAAAAGCCTTTCGCAGGCTGTATTTGCCAACGATAAAGCTGTAATCGAAAATAATTCAGTAAACCCGCAGAAATATTGGTCAAACGAGATAATGCTATGTTTTGTAGACAACGGTAATCCTGCTAATCAATTGTTGCGATATAAAAATAAATGGAAATCTTTAGGTGCGGATCAACATTATGAATATGGAGCTTATCGAAAAAACAAAGAAGGATATATTGTATTAGGAGAAATGATACCGGAACAGAAGGAAAAATTCTTTTCTTTCACGCAAGGAGTAGATAAATCTTTAAATGAATTCACTGACATTCATTCAGTCGATCTGGTACTAATAAAACCCCATAGAGATCTCGATAATATCAAGCGAATTCCTAGTTGGAAATACCCTGTTAAAGTGCAAGGGTCTGAAATTCAAGAAATACGCAATGAAGGTACAGTTTTTATAACATGGTTATTAAATAATATCTGTAATTACGCCTGCAGGTATTGCCCTGAGGTATTGCATAACGGAAAGAATGTCAAACATGACTGGGATGTGATCGCACCGTTTTTAGACCATTTGAATTCTTTTTATCAGGGCAAAAATATAAATTTTGCATTCACCGGCGGAGAACCCACCCTGAGTCCTTTTTTTCCGACGATGATTAAAAAGATCTATGATCTAGGTCATAGAGCCGGTATTACTACTAATCTGTCAAGGACTCAAAGATATATCGAAGAAAACTTTATATATTTGAATTATGCTTCTTGTAGCTTTCATCCTGCATATGAAATTAAAAATAATACAGCCGATGAATATATTGAAAAATTAAAACTTAGTTCGAGTATCACCGCTACTGATTGTAGAGTTATGATGGATCCGGATCATTGGGATCAGACGATTGATTTTATAGAAAAAATAAAAGAATTAAAAGCAGTCGGAATCAATCCAGTGATGATCGATTCTCAATATGGGTATTCGTCGAGGATTATCAGCGAGATAAAATATACCGAAGAACAGCTTGATTGGTTTTCTAAATTTAATTATAAAAAAGAGTACAAAAAACCAGATAATGAATTTTATAAGATTAAAGAAAATTTTAGTTTTGCTGTCTTTGGCGATTTAGAAGAAAAAATAATAGATCCCCAGGCATATATAAATCGCGGTCAGACTAATTTTTGGAATTATCAATGCATGATCGGCAGAGAAAGTCTTTTTATAAATCACGACGGAATGATACAGAGAGCTAACTGCGGTGCTACTGGTATAGCAGGCACCTTAGACGATTGGAAGAGTATAGATTGGAACAGATTACAATCACCAATTTCGTGCCCTGCGTTGATGTGTCATTGCGGGTCTGATGTATTAGTTAGTAAAAAGAAGGTAGACTGATGTTATTATATTCAATGGGCTGCAGTCATACTGCCGGAACTGAGATCGAATATGCCGGACAACCCTATTGTTATGAAAAGTCCTATTCAGGATTACTGGCCAAACATTTTAATTGGCAACATGTAAATGATAGTCAGGTTGGCGGGAACAATAAACTAATAGTAATGAAAACTATAAAGTTTATAGAAAACTATTTAGAAATAAACAAAAATAATGAACTTATAGTTTTGATCGGTTGGACATCAGTTCCGAGAAATACAGCTACATATGAAAATAAACAATACTATCTGACTCCTGGATCTATTGGAAACAAGTGGTGGAAAGATTATCCTAGAATAGTAAGAACTTGGTGGGAGCTAGAACTACAGCTGAATGGTGAATATCGAGATCATGTTGAAGAGTTGATTGTACAGATGATTATTTTGCACGGGTATCTACAGTCTAAGAAAGTTAAACATGTATTTGTAAACACTATTCATTATATGAATAGATTGCCACCCGATCTTGTAAAGTTAGTCTCAACTATTCCTTATACAAATTTCCATATGAAGCATGCTCCGTGGTACGAATATCTGAAAGAAATGTATCCACCTTTGCCTGATAGACATTATCATTTGCCCGAAGAAGCACATCGACATTATGCCGATCTACTGATCAAGCATGTTGAAAAGTATTCAGAGTATTTTCTTACTTGAATTGCGAACATCGGTTTTGAGTTTGTCGATGTTGACCTTAAAATCTATTTTTTTAATTTCTTCTTTATATTCTTGGAATGTGTCCACTAATCGATCGGCGATTATGTCGCTGTGAGTAGTTGAAAGTTGTTCCTGTACATTGATTTCCCATACCCGTCCATCCTCGAATTCTATTCTAAGCATTTCGAGATAATGGACTGGCATGGTATTCATGTACAAGTCTTCAAAGACTTCCGGCCATTCCTGTATAAGATTTTTTGGCGGTCTGAACAAAGGTTTAGACACTGACTTCTTCTTTTGCCTTTGTTGATTTTTTCACTGTGGGGTCTAGGTCTTCTGCTTCTTTTCTTAAACGAGCAGCTTCTTTATAGAGAGAATCGGCTTGACTTCTAAGACCCTTAGCGATGTCTTTGTCGCTGAGTGCTTCGTTGCTTTTAGCCTGAAGAACCGCAGACTTTTCTTCGACAGGAGGTGATAGATCCTTGACTTTGACTAGTTCTTGTACTTCTGCGGTAGCAGTAGGAGCTCCGCTGACAAATTTGCAGAGATCATCTACTGCACAATTTCTTTGTTCGGCAATCAGCATATTTAGGGTATGAAGACCAACTTCGTCGTTAGGAGTGGGCATCATAGTCACGGAATCAGTAGGAATTTTAGCCATTAAACCGTCTGCTTGTAGAGCTCTAAGCATAGGTTTTCCATCAGGAAAATTTCTTATGAACAGTATTTCACCTAGTTCAAATACATCCTGACCTTGATCACTCTCTACGACTTTCATGATGGCATCATGATATGAATCTGATAATTGAGAAACAGGAATTACTAATGCCATATTTGATTCACCTGGAAGAGTTCTAAACGCTACTAAAATTTTAGCATTGTTTTTTGTAATTCTTCCTACATGTTTTAGAGACTTCATTTTACTCTCCTTTTTTAGCAACAGCTTCTAGGAAAGTATTCAGTTTGTTGTAAATTTTTCCAACTGATTCCAATTCCCCAGCTTTGAACGCTCCCCTCTGTGATGCGACTTCAACGATGCTTTTTAGTGCTGCTAGATCGTTTAAGTTTAGATCTGGTGTAGATGGTGCCTGCGGTGCTTCTGTAGCAGGAGCCTGATCTGTTACTTTGTTTTCTTCCGTCATTATTTTCTCCTTAGATATGGACAGGCTAACATAAAATATGTTAGTTCTTTATGGTCTTCAAACCCTACATAGATTCCGCTTTTTAACTTACCGTCATCTAAAATACTCGGAAGTTTTTGAATAAAGAATCTTCCGCTGAGTTTGTTTCTGATCCAAGATTCTATTTCATCGGTATAAAAAGAAACTTCACCCAATTTCATTTTTCCGAAATGTAGTGGAGCCGTTTTGACTTTTCGCTGATTTAGAATGTCTAGGATTTTTAGATCATACATGATGAGATATTTACTGTTTAAATGTTTTCTTCAGTGGAATCTTGGTTTAATCTTTTGCTCAAGGCTTTACCTGCACCCATCTTTCTTACATCGCCTGAAAATAGATATAACTCAAAAGCAGCTTTTTCTGATAGCACAGTGATAAATTTTTTCTCTAGATAAAACGGAGAATCTAAAAATTGATCTAACCAAATTAAAACCTGGGGACCGATGGTAGTATCTTTAGGTAGTTCTATTTTATAAGTTTTAATATCTGAATGATTTTGGATAAAATCTAACCCAGCTTCGGTTAGTCGTAGACCGCCCTGTGATTTTTCTCTGGTGCTGTACCACCAAATTGATTTGTGTTTTTTGATATTTTCATCATCGTCTTCGAATCCTGCAGCTTTGAGGAATACAGATGTGAATCTATCTTTCCGATCCATTTTAAATCTTGTCGCCGGCAGTTAGTTTGTAAACAGAAAAGTCTGATGTTTTAAATAATTTGTTTAATTTTTTTGCTAGATTGTGTGCGTGACCAGGATTCGAAAAACTGACCTTTTTGTATTTAGGTCCGGGATAACTGGCTAACAGACTTCCGCTTTTTAAATTGAAAGGTCTACCTTGATAGAACACAGCCCAGATGGCATCACTTTCAAGGATTTGTTCAATCTTAAAAGTATCTTTGTTCGCATATTCGAGTATCACTTTAGGTTTTGGTCTGCTCATACTATACGTGTTCCTAATAAACCACGTATATATTTATCTTTTTTAGAAAGCCCCACCGTCGAACTTTACGTCGATCTGTGTGGTCGAATCCTTGATTTGTCCTAGCATTGTGTGTATCTCTTGCACAGTTTTGCCCAATTTAGAAGTCAATATCGCAAGTTCGTTGGTAAGATCTTTGGCTTCTTGTATACTGATACGTATTTCTTTCTGTTGACTGCGCTCAGCAGCCACTACTCTAGAAATTAGTTTTTCTACACTAGGTAAACTATTTGGAATATTATTTTGAGACATTGGCTAACACCTGTTTCATTTCTATTTCAGTTTTGTAAGGACCTTTATAGGGATACCGTTGTAGGGTAATCATTTTAGGACAGAAGGATTTTACCCATCCCTTATCAAATTTGATAACATAATAACCGGCACAATAAAGACTTTTCGAATCACTGCTTTTAGTAAACAAAGGAAGTTTTTTACGAATGTCGAACATTCCATTGTGAGGACTAGCACTGGTTGGATACCCGTGGATTTCATTAGGATTAGAATCTCTGGCTTCCTTGATAATCTTAGCAACAAAGAAATCTTTACCGAATTGGCGAGTAAGACTTTCTTTGTTGTCGTAGACCGTGATTCCCAACTCATTGCTCATAACAAATCGATCGTCCTCATTCTTTCTCAGAGTGGCAACCTTTTCTCCGTTCTCTTCTACGATCCAAAATTTGTTATCGATAATCGGTTTAGCATGTATGTCTGTCATAGTCTTCTCCCAACGAGTGTCTGATTGATTTTCACAGATATCATCATGCCGACAAACTGTGATCTTCTTTGATATTATATCTAGCATTTAATGGCTCCGCATAACTCTGTGCCTGTTCTGAGATTTTTTTAAGATCGTAGAGGCCACAGAACTTCATAAGTTTAACTCCCACCTGGCTGACATTTTTATCAGCAGTTGTAGCTTCGGCAATGGTAGTAGAGATGATTTCTTTAATATGTTCTGGCTGATATGATAAATCAATCAATCTCCGATTTCTCTCATAGTCTTCCAGAACTCTGTGTTCTTTGCCTTCATGGTCAGTCCATCTCTGAAGCATGAGATTGTTCCACGCAAATCCTTTGCTTTTACGATCTTCGAACGCTTCAGTAAGACCCACTTTTTTGCTTGTGCCTTTAGTACGCACACCCGGATACGCTGAGAAGACATTATCACTGGTATCACCACGCAT